CCGTCACCAGGCATCGAGGTTCCTTCACGATCGGTCTCGATGCTGTGGAGCATGTTCACCTTCAGCAACTGAGTAGGGGTAAACCAGATCGTTTCACCGCCGTCTTGACCGTCATCGGTGACTGCGCCTGGAGTGTAGATCTTGATGCCGAAGACGACGAACTTCTTCGGGGTCTGAGAGATCGCTACACCCTTCATGATACCTTGACCGCACCACTCGCCGTAGATTCCGATGAGGTCTCCCGGCTTGATCTTGTTCATGCCGTAGACGCCGGATGCGATGTTGAAGTAGGTGTCGATGCCTCGTCCAGGCAGCTCCGAGATGAAGCGGGCAAAGCCTGCATTGTCCTTCTCGGGAGTGATGATCTGTTCACGTGATTGGCTCCAGATCTCACCTGTACGGGAATCCTTGAGGACGCCGGCGTTGGCTCCGTGCAGCTTCACGCTACCGTTGAACTGGAGCACTGGCAGAGGTACACCCTTGTACTTGGCACGGTCACGAACGAGCTTCACGACGTTTCTGAATTGGTTGATCTCGGGGAACTTTACTAATTGCATGGTTATCTCCTTCTAGAGGAAACATTATATCACCATCTTAAGACAATGTAAACAAGCCAGATAAATAGTGTTATAATGTGCCTAGGAGGGTTACCCATGAAACCGATCAAGTCTATTCTAGCAGCGCTGTTACTATTCTCTACTACCGTCTTTGCTGCGTCCCCGGTAGATAAAGACAACCCCTTCCTCACGATCGCCTCGGATGATCACGTCATCATCAAGATCGGTGCTTATGGGTCACTCGTTCCCAAAACAACTCCAAAGGGAGACGTCGTTTTAAGCATCATGGTCATCCAGCAAACACCTGAGAAAGATCACCCCAAGGGTGAGGAAGTTCAGTACGTCATCCTCGCAAACTGCAAGAATCAAGTTGCCAAGGTAGTCCCGATCTGGGCGAAGGCTGATGAAGCTAGCCAAGGCAAGCCACGATTCGAAGAGAAAGATCTCGCAAAGCAAGTCTTAGCTGAGATGAACAAGACTCCAGAAGAGATGGTCGAGCAGAACACTCTTCTAGGTCTGTCGGTGGATGCTGCTTGCATGTACGTCGGAGAGGGTAAAGACCTTCCGAAACAACCTCACAAGAAGGTAAAGAAGGTTCCTGATCTCGAGGTCTAAGCTCTAGTCCAGAGGTGAACGTGACGAATGAGGGGAAAGGTTCCCCTCACGAGTTGAGTAGTGATCCCGACAGGTCGCTCGAACAGAATCACGTCATCAAGGTTGAAGTTCATCGCCTGTACGATGTGCTTGATGTGCTCGGCAACTTCCTCTCTCGTCTCCATCGGATCCTTGATCCAAAGAATGTACTGCTGAGTGTTCTCAGGCACCATGTACGGAAACTTGTTTCCTGCAAACATGAAGCGTTCATCTCCCAGCTGTTCCCAAACTTCTCTCGCTAGCTCATTCTTGTCAAGAGTCTTGTAGTAAGCTCGCATCTCGTCACTCTTCACCGGCAGCAGTACCAAGTCACGAATCTTCTCACGCCACTCTAAGAGGTGATCAAAGGTGGGAAAGCGCTCAGGAAGAATCGGCCAAGCCTTCTCGAAGTTGTCTCTCTTCTCGAGGATTTCGACAGGTGTCATCAGCTTGAGGATGGTCTCAGTCACCTTGACCCTTCCAGTATGCGATCATGTCCTTCAACCATAGGCGACGGTACTCGCAGATCTCAGGGTTGTCCCACTGTTCAGCTAGACTTTCATACTCGATCAGTCCTTGGTCGAGAAGCCAACCAGCAACGCCGCGATCCTGAACGTGGATCTTGTTCTCTTCACGAACGACGAGAGAATCTTGAATCCAGTGAATCAGCTGAAGAGCAGTCCGTTGTCGGTCTCGTCCCGCCATGTCGGTCGCGTTGATCTCTTCGGTATACGAAAGACCGACGATGTACTTGAGACTATTGCAGATGAACACCGATGAAGGGTGATCCAGTGCTTCTTGAAGCAGCTTTGATTTTTTCATATCTTATCCCAATCGTTGAATGCTTATTGTTGCTAATCTTCGGCAACTTTCTTCTTGCTTAGGTCTTTCTTAAACTGAACTGCTCGAGAGGTATCCAACTTGTGAAACTGACGAGGAATCTTTCCGAGACGACGCATGATCTCCTTCCACTCAGCTCCGTGATCTGAGATGCTTACGCCCTTCAGGTTGAACTTGTTGAACTGCGCGAGGTGGCCGATCTCATGAGGGATCGTATCGTTGAGAATCTCCTCAACGTTGTCCTCGAAGAGGATCATGTTGATGCGAACTTTCATGGCGGTGGAGGCGTCGCCTGCAGCTTTTGGCTTGTGGTGACAGAGGTCAAAGGAGAGGTTCACCGGGATGGGTAGAGTACAACCCATCTCCTTGTTCGCGATCTCCGCGTAGACGTTGGCTACTCGTTGAGCAGCTTCTTGAAGACGTTCATGGGAGAAGTTAGGCATGTGACGACTCCTTCAGACGACGAGAGAGGAGGACACGAAGTAATTTACGACGAGCTTTACGACCGTTGCAGCCGTTGCCCAACCAGATGCGATTCTTCAAGGTAACCTCCTTAGTTGATCAGGATATAGTGTAATTATATCATGAGCAACCAAGAAGTAAACACTTTTATGGGTTATTTCGGTTGAGTCGTCACTTTAAAGAGGGTGAGACCCGTGATTTTGGACGGTTCTAGATCTACGAGTTGCCTAACCATCTCGTTCATCGTGGAACCTGAGGAGAGGATGTCATCGATCACCAGCACGTGCTTGTCGAGGACGGTGTCAAGCACGGTGTAAGCATCCTTCAGCTCGATGAAGTTCTTGATGAACTTGAGGTGGGGTTTGTATAGCTTCTTGAGCTCTAGCTCACCGTTCTTGATCTGTCTCTTCAGTGACATCTCCAGCTCATGGACGGCCTTAGGACTAGACTTGGCAAACTTTTCCCACTGTGGGTGATTCTTGTTGATCAGAGGCTCTACGTCCTCGGCATCGAGGGCCTTCTTGATGAAGGCATCACTGAGAACCTTCGCGTTGGGAGCAAGGGTAGACAGTTGGTCAACGAACAGCTTCACGAGGGGAGAACTTGACTTCGGGTAGATGATGACGTCAGGTTTGAGCTTCTTGATCAACCCAGCGGAGGCAGTCTTCGCGTTAGCCATGAGTGAAGCTAGCTGCTTCTGGTCAACGTCGTACGGACCCTTCCCCTTCAGAGACTTCAAGATGTTGGTTGAGTCTTCAGAGGAGACGTAGTTGAGCAGAGAGTGAACTACTGCTGGGCAGTCAGGGATCGAGGTCTCAAGAGGGACCTTCTTGAAGTAGGTCGAGATCGAGTTTGACATCGATGCAGCACGATCATGCTGAGTCGTGATTCGAATCTTGTCATTGAAGATCGCGATCTCTTCTGAGAGGTACTGTTTGAAGGTGGTCATGACGATATTTACATCACCAAAGAAAAAGCCCGGACGAATCCGGGCTTTTAGGAGGTTGCTGCTTAGCTGAGAGTAGTTCCAGCTGATACCACGCGGATCGGAATGTAGATGAATTCCGCAGCGCGGGTTGGACTAACGGCGATGTCAACCCAAAGCTCATTTCTGTCGATGCGAGCTGGGGTGTTGTTCGACGCGTCGCAGATCGTCACGAAGTCATACAGACCACGACGGAGCAAGATGTCGTTCAAGTAGTTGTCGATCATCTGCTTGATCGAGTCTTGAGTCAGACGATCGTTCAACTCGAACAGGTACGACATCGAAGCCTTGCGGATGTCGCGCTTGATCATGGTCATGAGACGCATGACGTTGACGCGGTCAAGAGCAGAAGCAAAGTTACCTACCGAGGTCTTCTGACCGAACACGACGATGCCGTTACCCGGGAAGAACGGGATCGGGTTGATGTTGTACGGATAGTTGTACAACACATCACGTTGTCCTTGGTTCAGCGGAGTAGAGACGAAGGTCGTCGCAGTTCCGAGAGTTCCGGTAACGTAACCGATGTCGGTCAAGCCGGTAACGATTCCGCGGCGGAAGCCTGCAGGTGGGTACCACAGCTCGGAGACGCTGTCACTGTACGCGTAGGTCTTCAGAGCAACACCCGAAGCAGCACAGAACACGTTTGCTCCGTCGAGGTTGGTAGCCAAAGCGTTCGGGTAGTAGTACGAGACGCTGTTGTTCGTTTGACGAGCAACGGTAGTAGACCACACCGAGGTGTCTTCTGGTGACTTGTCGAACGGAGTATCAGCGATGACGAAAGCTTCATCGTTGATCGAGTCATTCAAGTTCAGAAGTTCACTGACGCACTCGTGGTAGCCAGGGCAGAGGATCAGGTTGTACTCGTAGATCTCAGAGCGAACGTCTTGGTTAGAGTTGATCTCGGCGTTCAGCGCCTTGACGATCGAGACGCGCTTCGCTGCATCATTTGCACCCAGTGGACTGGAAGCAGGAGAGGAGGTCTCAGTTACGTTGAAGGTGAAAGCATCGCCGATCGCAAACGGAGCAGTACCAGCAGAGATCGTGAAGGACACGACCCCGTTGGTGTAAGGAACTCCGACGGTTGCAGTAGGAGCTCCGTGAGATCCGGAGACGAAACCGCTAACATTGAAGGAAGCTGCGATCGAAGCTACGGTGATCGAGAAGCCGGCGCTTGCAGTAACGGTAGCAACTGGAACTGCGACTGTAACGGTAGAAACGATGGTAGCAACTTGAACTGTAAAGCCAGCGCCAGATCCGCCAATTCCAGCAGAAGCAGCTGACAAGATGTCAAACGCAGTGTAACCTACGCCTGGATTTACCAGAGCCACGGCAGTTACTGCACCAGCAGTAACGGTGATGTTAGCAGTTGCACCGGTTCCAGATCCGCCGGTCAGCGCAACTCCGTTGTAGGTAGCAGTTCCGACAGCTGGAGTGTATCCAGATCCACCGACGATCGTACCGAGAGTAGCAATTCCGCGAGCAATCAAAGCAGAAGAAGCTGACAGAGAGTCTGAAACGGTGTAGCCTACACCTGAGAAGGTAGGAGCGACAGCAGTAACACTGCCGCCAGAAACTGTAACGGTAGCCAAAGCTCCAGATCCGGTTCCGCCGGTAAGAGGTACGTTAGTGTAAACTCCGTTAGTGTAACCGGAGTTTACTCCGATCGAACCGAGAGTTGCAACTCCAGCTCCGATGCTAGTAGCAGCTACGCCGAGAGTATCACCTGCAGAGTAACCTACACCTGGGCTGCTCAGAACCGCGTTGACGACGGATCCGCCTGAGACGGTGAGGTTAGCAGTTGCTCCGCTTGATCCGACGCTTCCGCCTGTCAGAGCGACGTTGTTGTAGACACCGTTAGTGTAGTTAGAACCAGCAACGCGAGCACCGAGAGCAGAGATCACTCCGCTCGGAGCGAATGAGGACAAGGTCCACAGTTCACTTTGAGCAGTTGCTTGGTTTAGAGTGACTGAACTGAGAGTACCGTTACCTGTTCCGCCGGGGGTTGGAGAACCAGCAGCATAAGAGAGAGCTGCATCGTCAGCTAGGTCAACGTCGGCACGAACCGCGTAGACGGTACTGAGGATGGTCAAAGCTTGGTTCATCGCAAACAAGCCGTATTCATTTCGTGCATCACCGTGCAGAGGAGCACCGGTGTTGTCAGTTCTGAAGTAAGGAACGCCGTACGAGGTGATCGATTGATTCAGCGAGGTGATCGTGCGCACGATGCTGTGTTCTGAGACAGCAGTCGCAGGGGTCACGCCGTCAGCTTGCTTCTTGTCGGCACGAGTAGCGAGAAAGATGAGCGGCACTGTCGGAGCTGCAGCAGGGATGTAGTAACTTTCGTTGATGATCGTTACTGAAACTCCAGGACTTACTAATGTTGCCATGTTTTTCTCCTAAAACGAGTGAAATTCTTAACGATGATATTTATCCACCAGACCAATCTTTGATCAAAATTGTGTTTACATTCTTGATGCTCATGATATAATTACTCCATCAAATCTGAGGAGGTAACGATGCTCACGATCGGTTTGCAGTACAACGTAAGAGTAAAGAACGTGATTCTGCCGTATGACGGTGCTTCTGAAACCTCCGACTACACTGGGTTCGTTCTGCCGAGCGCCAAGTACGACCCTCCTGAAACCGTTCGTCTGTCTACCGGCATCCGGGACTTTCCGATCCGCGTCATCCAAAAAGACCGCATCGTCGCCATCGGCGATCAAGCTGTTCGCTTCGTCCCTCGAAGCCAAACGAACAACGTCCGTCTCGTCCAAGGTTCAAACGGTACGATCTACACCGTGACTACACAAAACGGTCGCTCTACCTGTACTTGCACCGGATTTCAATTTCGCAAGTCTTGCAAACACACTGCAGAGGTCGTATGAATCAAATCTCTTATGCTCATAAAGATGACCCCACCGGTACTCGTTTTCATGATCTAGCTTCTTCAAAGCTACCGCCTTGGGCGGTTGACGTAAAACAAGAACAGTACCCTCTCAATGCTTACGGGTTTCCGTACCATGCAACCGATACCTACATTCACTGGACCGAACGGACCCCAGGTGAAAAGATGAAGCAACTGCGAACTATCTATGACAAGATCATCACTTCTGGTGTCTCTGTGAAAGAACTTGAAGTTCTACTGGGTGCGGCCTATGACTCAGGTCGATCTGATGAAAATGACTGCAACAACGAGGACATCTAACATGAAAACTTCTACGAAGATCGACGGCTACTCCGTTGAGTTTGAAAAGTACGAGGAAGACGGCGAAACGAGGACTCAGTGCTTCGTGATGCAGATCCTACAGGTGCTGTGGGCAAAGCACCTACGTGAACAAGGGATTCCTACAAACGGCGCACTCTTTCGTTAGGAAGAAGCTCTAGATAGAAAAATGCCCCGGACGAATCCGGGGCATTTCAACTTGTTGCTTACAACTACTCTTGACTCTTTTTAATTGCTCAGGGTAAAAGAAAGTCCCCACGAGGAGGACTTTCTAAACTTGTCTATCTACTTCTTTTCTTATCGTTCACCTAAGTGATTGATTTGATTAGAAATTTATAGGAAGGTAAGATTGTTGACTACAACCTTGCCGTAGTAGTCCGCGCTGTTAGCCAGGGACGAAGCGTTCGAGACGAACGTCACCTTACCGTAGCGAGTCATTACCATGAGCTGGTTGTTGTACGTTGTTGGGTCAACGACGGTGTTGCTGGTCATCAACGGAACGTACGGGCAGTAGAAGTAACCGGTGTCAGTTTCACCACCACCACCCTTGTAGCCGACGAGAACGATGTCGGATGTAGAGGTAGCACCGCCGGTCACAGGAGTTCCAGCAGCAACCGGCCCGAAGGACGCGTTGAACAGGAAGCTGTAAACCTTGATCGTGCCGTTTAGGACACCAACCAGGCGGGTGTTGTTAGGACCTTCAAACGAACCGCTAACAGCTGGTGCGAACACCGACTTAGCAGCAGATTGAAGAACGGAAACAACTTGTGGAGACACGACGATGAAGTTACCAGCACCGCGGCGAGTCTTTGCAGCAATTTCGTTTGCAACCTTGTTGATCAACACGCCGAGAACTGCGTGACGGTCACCAACGTAGTGAGGAACACCGGTAAAGGCACCGCTCATGTCGAAGGTTTCGGTTGTGCCAGCCAGGCGGATCAAGTCGGTAACGATTTCGTTGTCGATTTCGTGAACGATTTCAGCGCTGAGGGCTTGGGTGATTTCAGCTTCGAGGTCGAGACCGTGCTGGGACGAGAGGTCCTGCATTGCTTCGATGGTCCACTTAGCTTGCAGCTTGCGAGTCTTTGCAACGACTGGCTGACGGAGAACTTGCAGACCCATAGAGCGGCCTGGGAAAGATTCCATGTCAACTACATCGCCTGCTTCACCAGCCAGTGGGCTAGAAGAAGTAGAGAAAGTACCTGCAGGGGTGTATGCTCCGCCGGTGTTAACACCAGTGGTCGGATCATAGAGGCCGCCAGAAGCAGCAGGATCGACACCACCAGAGTAGAAACGACGCATCTTCGAAGCATACGGCTGGGTCCATGACGTGTTACCAAAAGCTTCGTCATTGACTGCGATGTCACCGCTTGGAGATTCAGTTGTGGTCGCAGCGTTCTTGTAGGTGAAGCGCAGCGAGAAAACGAGTCCGGTAGGACCAGTCATCGGCTGAACACCAACGATTTCAGTTGCGATAGTTCCTGGGATGATACGACGTACCATCGGAAGAATGATTTTTTGGAAGCTACCAATGCTGCCTGTAGAGTTCGCGTCAGCTCCAGCTGTTTCGGTAAGGTACTTGGCTTGGTTATCCAGGACCGTCGAGACGATCGAAGCCTTGCGAGGATCCAGACCTTCAAGCAGTGCTGCCTTGGTGTCTTGCCAGTTTTCGAAGAGTTCCTTCATTTTTTGTGGCTCCTTGTAAGGTTATCTTGTTACTTTAAACCAGCCAGCTTCCGAATTCTGGAGAGCTGTGCATCGGTTGTTGCTGCTACTGCTTCTACGATCACTTCTTCGTTGCCGGTAACGAAAGTAGAAGTAGACTTCACTTCGACCTTCTTATCTTCAACTAGAGGTGCTTTTACTTCTTCTTTCTTCGGCTCAACTGCTTCCTTCAGTACGCGTCCGATGTAAACCTTGAACGCTTCTTCCAGCTTTTCAGTTGCGACGTTGGACAGAATGATCTTCATCTGCTCACGAGCGTTTCCGCTGAGAGGAGTGAGGAGTTCTTCCAGCTTGCTGTTGCGTGCCTCAGCAAGACGTGTGTGTTCGATGTCAGCAAGACGGCTCTCAGCATCGTTCAGCTTGTCCAGCGCTTCCGCCAGGTCAGCTTCAACAGAGGATTGATCTTCCTTGCGGAATTTCTTGAACTCAGTTTCGACAGCTTCAAAGATCTTGCGTCCAAACTCGAGCTTCTTAACGTCTTCGATGTCTTCGTGTAGCTCAGCCATCTCTTCGTCAATACGCACTTCGAGGAACGCGTCTAGCTTGTCAACCAGTTGATTCAATTGCTCACCGAGCAGCTGAGCAAGTCTTTCCTTCTCTTCAACGAGCTTTTCGGCATATTCAACTTCCAGATCGCGGAACTTGTTGATGTCTTCTTTCAGCTCATCGAATTCTGAAGTCAAGTACTCTTCAATCTTCGTGTCGACTTTTTCGGCAAGCTCTTCTCTTGCCTTGACGAATTCTTCTGTCAAAGTAGAGCGGATCTCGACTTCAAGCTTGGAACGTTCCTCAGTCAGATAAGCATCAACGGCAGTCTTAAACTGTTCGTTGAGTTCAGCCTTGGTTTCTTCGCTCAATAGGTCGGATTCGAGCAGTTTCTTAAGGATATTCTCCATTTTTGCCTTCTCCGTATAGGTTAAAGATGATCAACGATCTCAAAAATAATCACCTTGAATTTTATAACAATTTTATTTAGTGGAGAGCAACTTTTCTTTTGCTTTTTCACGATAAATTGATGTTTTTATTCCACTTATGGTCATAAATTGATAACATTTTTGAATCTCTCGTGGATGAACTTTGCTCTTCCAGAGTGCATAAATTTCTATTCGCTGAACATCCGTCAATTTAACGTTTGAAGCCTGTTCACCGATTCTAGTTTTTCTAAATTCTGAAACTTTCTTGTAACCTTGATGAGTATCTTTTGAACGCCCTCTAAGCTTTTCTGCTTGAGTTTTGATCCCTAGATGATTTTCTTTTGTTCTACCCTTCTTGGTGATGCAAGCTTTTACATGACTATGAATATAAGACTCTTTTGTTCTGCAAAGTGAAACAGAACTACCACCTTGACCACCTAAAGCATGATTCATGCACATTGGATCCATTAGTAATTGTTCATTTACATAAGCAATTTCTAGATCTTTGATGTAGTCTCTAGTACCAAAGCAGAGAATCTCTCGCTCAAATTTATCATCACCGTACTTTCTGATCGCAGCTTTGATGTGTCTTCCAGATCCAAGATACCCATCATTCAAGCTCTCAGTAGAATGTATCCCAACGTAATACTTATCGTTGATTAAGCAAGTGGTACGATACAAGAAATGTTTCATAGAGTTTCACGCGAACCAAAGCGGCTTCCATCCACAATTGTTTTGGGAGTTTGGGTTGCATTTGCCGCTTTACGCGCTAGATGCGGTGCCCAACACTAAATAGATAGAAACCCTGTAGCCAAGTCACGGAGAGCAGTTTAAAAGCCAGAGATTTCCTCTCTGGCTTGACGGTTTTGATTGAGTTCTGGAGACTTGTTACTTACTTGACGTTTGCAAGTTGATCAACGAGTTCAGGGGCTTTATCCTTGAAGTCAGGATCGATGATCCCCTTGCTGCGCTCTGGGTCCCAAGCAGCAAAGTACTTGCTTCTCTTGTAGTAAACGGTAATGCCAGAAACGGTAGCAGTGTCAACGCTTATCAGCTTCAGTGCCTTTCCGGCCTCAGTAACGGCATCTTCAAACTTTTGCTTGTCGGTGTAGACTACTTGATCAGCGACGTCCTCGATGACGATCGACTCCTTGAGGTGCTTCTTCAGTTCATCTGCTAGGTCAGAACCAGCACCCTTGAAGTCAGGGTCAATGATGCCAACTTCATGGCGACGGTCAAGTGCAGCAAAGAACTGTCCCTTGATGCTGTAAACGTTCACTCCGCCGATCATCGTGACGTCGAATCCCTTAGATTTCTTCTTCTTGGCCACCGTAGCCAGAGCATCTTCAAACTTGCTCATCTCGTCATAGCGAACGAGATCCTTAGCATCCTCAACGACGAGTGACTCGGTCACCGGGGTACCCTTGGCATGTTGCTTGAGGTAGACGAGAGCACGACCAGGAGAATGTTTAGCAACGCCGGTAACGCTGTTGAACAGCTCGGCCGGGTTCTTGGAGTTCGGTGTGAACTCATACGTCTTCTCGCCGATCTTGGTAACGATAACACCTTTCTTGGTGTCAAGCTTGAAAGCTCCGAGCTTCAGGCCGGGAGTATCCTTCTCAAGCAGTGCAAATAGTTCATTCAGCAGTTCCATGTTTCTTCCTTTACTTTGATACTTGGTCTTTCACTGGCTTGAGAAAGTTCTTCAACTTCCTGCGGTTGGGAATCTTTACCTTCTGAGTGTCTGGATCTACCACCATGCTCTGGATGCCGCTGTGCTGTCTGCCCTTGGTAGGAGACGGCCAAGCCCGGAGACTGATCACCGTCAGCGGAATCTTGAACTCAAATAGATCAGAGAGTTTCATGCTTAATCCAGGTAGATCGACCCTACTGCGCCGTCCCACTCGCCGATCGACTTGGTTTCGCCCTTCTTGTACGGCTTCGGTCCAACCATCGCCTGCGCGATGTCCTTGTCACCGTCAAACCAAACGGCAGCATCCTTCTTCTTCGCAGCTCTCTTCCAAGAGTCAAAGGTCGTGTACTCGGTCTCGCCGAGGTGATTCTTTGCTTCTAGTGCAAGAAGTTCTTGTAGGATGTTCATTCTTTGTTGTCTTCCAGATCTTTGGCCATGGATTCTTTCCACTCGGTAACTCCGGCATCCTTGATCCACTCGACCATCGCCTCTAGACAACCAGAGTTGTCGGTCAGGAAGTAGTCAACGTTTTGATATCCGAGGATTCCGATGAGCTTCTCAAAGTTGCTGACGCCGCGGCTGCCTTCCCAGTGATACATCTTGTTAGCATCACAGTACTGTTCGATCAGTTCTCCGAGATCTTTCTTTTCAAGATCTTCATCATCTTCACCTTCGGCAATCTTCTTGACCATCTTCTTGGTCTTTGACTTGCACTTGGCTTCATGGATCGCTAGAAGTTCTTTAAGCATGTTCTTATTCCTCGTCTGGGTGAAAATCGTTCTTGTTGCTGAAGAAAGCTAGGCGGTCACCTGAGTTCAGAGAAGCCCAGAGTCCACCGATCTTCACCGGTGCTTTCCAGCCATCCTTGATCCCGAGAGCTTCAGCAAGCTTTGAAACGTTACCAGAAGCATCGATCGTGTAGATGTCACCTAGTTGGCCCATGACCTTCGCAGAGTAGTAAACTTCAACCTTGTCGGTCTTGGCCTCGTTAAGCACGGAGACTTCAACGTCACGGTGCTTCATCAGCTCATTCATGAGCATCTGCTCAGCAACCTTGTTCTTACACTTGATGGTGATCATTTCAGTCCCTTCTTATCCATTGCTTTTTTTGCACGTTCTTGCCTCTTAGAGATGATGTCATGTAATCTCTTCAGAGTGCTTGTCATGGTCTTAACGACGGTCTTTACTGGGTCTCCGTGAACCACGATCGGCTTAGGAACTGCCCTTGGGCTTCGATTCT